GCATAAAGGTCTAGCACACGACAGCTTGGATCACGCCTGGTATGAGTATCTGTCAGAGCACGAATTGGTGGTGATTCCAAACCGACTCCCAGTAGAAATTCCCGATATAGATCTACTGCTTATCACAGGTGGTGATGATCATCCTGTGCGCAGTCAGATAGAACATGAACTGGCTGACAGTATGTTGAGTCGTAATCTTCCGGTGATAGGCGTTTGTCATGGCTGTCAATTCTTAACAACCAAACTGGGCGGTAGTGTGGTGCCCGTGGAGGATCACATGGACAGTTATCACGAAGTGCGCTATCGAGATGAGTCACATTTGGTCAACAGCTATCATAAACTGCGTATAGAACGGGCGCCCCCAGCGGCCACCGTACTGGCACGTGATCCAGATGGCTACCCAGAGGCCTGGATACAGGGAAAAACTGCTGGTGTAATGTGGCATCCTGAACGCATGACACAACCTTGGATTCCTAGAGAGATACAACAACTGTTGGACCGCTAAATACTAGCATGTCAGATTTATTCAATCCTACTTGGCTCTATGTAAAAGTCCATAATAAAACAGGACTCAAATACTTGGGCAAAACAATACAAAATCCGTATTTTTATGACGGAAGTGGTAAGCATTGGAAATCTCATCTTAAAAAACATGGTAAAGATATTACAACCTTATGGGTTCACAAGTACAATGATCAATCTTTGTTAAAGGAAGAAGCATTATTCTTTAGTAAAATTTATGATGTTGTAAATTCAAAAGAGTGGGCAAACAAAATAGTTGAAGATGGATCAACTGGCGGAAACACATACATTCGTACCCCCGAACTTAATGCAATAATGAGTTCAGCGACAACAGGTAAAACCATGCCAGAGGGGTTTGGTGAAAAAATAAGTAAGGCTAAAACTGGCAAAAAAAGACCTGCAGGGTTTGGTGATTTGATGTCTAGTCTTTTAACTGGGATTAAAAAGCCTGCTGGATTTAGTGAAAAAATATCTTGCGCATTATCTAATAAAGCAAAAACAGATTCTCATAAATTAAATTTAAGTGAGTCTATAAAAAATATCCCAAAGTTAAAATGTTCACATTGTGGTACTACATCATCGCCAGGGAATCATAAAAGATGGCATAATGAAAACTGCAAAAGTAAAATAATAAAATAAATGTTTATTCTGCACTTCTTACCTGACGCACTCATACTCTGGATTTGCAACATTGTGTTGTTTGCGGGCATTGTATTGACTGCGGTAGCATTCTTCATCCGACGCATACCCATCATAAACCAATACCGGATACCCGCACAAGTCCTGGGCATCGCACTGTTGGTGCTGGGTGTGTACTGGCGTGGCGGCTATGCTGTTGAACAGGAATGGCGAGAGCGTGTGGCTGAAGTAGAAGCCAAGGTAGCGGCTGCTGAAGCGCAGAGCCGGGAAGAGAACACAAAAATTGTGACCAAGGTTGTGACAAAAACACAGGTTATCCGGACACGTGGCGAAACTATCACCAAGTATATTGATCGTGAAATAGTTAAGTACGATGAAAAGTTTGCCCCAGGTGGCCAGTGTGAAATACCTAAAGAATTTATCAAAGCACACAACAGTGCAGCGGAGGCACCCAAATGAAAGTAAATGACATTATCACAGAATCAGCATCTGCTGAACAACTCACAGAAGAGTTTGATCTTATTGAATCAATCATCAACAGACTGGCCGAACACAACGGTGTAGATGCTGAAGAGATCTGGGCGGATTTAGAAACACTGTCAGAAGATGAACTCTACGCTTTTGCTGTGACTTCTGAACCCATCATGGAAAGTCAAGGCATGGAGGAAGATTGGCAAAAAGCCAACAAGCGTGATCGTACAGCAGGCATGAGTCAAAAGGCTGTGAATGCCTATCGCAGAGAAAATCCTGGTTCAAAATTAAAAACTGCTGTGACCACAAAGCCATCAAAACTCAAGCGTGG